CCGCTTGCATGGTTTCCACCGCGTCAGCCTTCGTTTGCGCCGGCCAGAACAGCGTATGGATTTCATATGCCCCGCAACCCAAGTTTGCCAGCAGGAAGCCGCCGCGCGCCGTAGCCAATGCCACGTTGCGCCGGTCTGCCATGAATGCGCCAAAATCCAGCGCACCCGCGCCGCCCAGTTTCGGGCGCACGTCATCCGCATTGGCAATGCGCTCGAACAGCGCCGCGTCAAAGGTGCGCTTGACCTTCATGGCAGCCCCGGCCCGTATTCGATATACCCACGGCACAGCGCCAGATCGCCCGGCGTCGTCAGTGTCGGCCCCGTGCTGATACCGTAGAACGGATGCATGAACACGGTATTCGCCGGCAATGCCGTGCTGAACGTGCCCGATGCCACCGCGCCACTGATATGAGCATAGACCGCCCATTCCACCGTTGAGCTATTCGGCGCGCAAAACAGTTCCACCGTGTAAAGCGTGCCAGCAAGCTTGGGAAAGTTGGCGCCCAAATCGGTATAGACACCGCTAGCCGCCACCGCGCCAACTTCAACCGCGTGCAGGTTCAAATCACCGTTGCGCGCGCCAATGCCAATCATGTTGGTGATGCCGGTCCAGTTGCTGAAATTCGTGGTCCGGTTGGTCAACACCATGGCAAAGATGCCATCCTCATTGATAGCCTCAATGCCGCCCGTCATGCAGGCGTAGAAGCCGCCGCAGTTCGCCGCGCTGCCACGCGTCACGAATTGCCGCGCGTTGCTGCCCAGCCATGCGATAGACTGGTTGATGGCCGTCGCAGTGCGCAGCCGCGTGTAAGCAGTCGTGCCCAAAATCGTGCCGCTGTTGCGCGCGCCTTGACTGGCCGTAGGAGCGCCCGCCGTGGTTGGCGTCATGCCAATAACCGTCCGGTCGCCTGCCGCCGACAACTCGCCATATTGCCAGATGGCCACGCTGCGCTGCGACAGAAAGCGTTGCAGTTCCAGGTTCGTGCCAAGGTCCGTCCTGCCCGACACCGCATGGCGCCCTGCACGAAAGCGTGAGAACGGCGTGACGCCATCCGCAGGCGACGCGGGCGCACCAAAGTTTGGAAATTCGGTCAGCAGCGACGGGCCAGCAGGGCCGGGCGGGCCGGGCGCACCCGTAGCACCCGCCGGCCCCGTTGCCCCCGTAGGACCGGGCGGCCCCGGCGGGCCGGGCGGGCCAGCGCCACCATTCTGCAAATCCTCAAACGCCCGCACAAGGCGCGGGTCTATTAGGTATTTTGCCAGAACATCGCGGGTGACTTGTTCAGCCATCAGGCACCCAGCGGCTCTATGCGCAGGTCAAGCGACGAAAACGACGCAAAGCCGTCATCCGCTCCCCGAAACCGGAAAATCACCCAGTCATCGACGCGCACGCCGTTGCGCCATTGCAACATGCGCGTTGTCTCACCGCGCCGCCCCACCGCAGCGGCGCGCTCCGTTGACCAGTTGCGCCCGTCAAACGAAAACGACCGGAACACCTGCGGATTACCCGTCGCGCCGGCATAGCCAAAGGCGCCTTTCAGCGTCACGTCATGCACCATGGCCCGCCCGTCCGGGTTGACCAGCGCCAGCGTATCGAATTGCCAGCCCGCGACCTCGCCAAATTGCAGCGCCGTGGTGTAATCCCAATACCCCAGCCGCCCGTTTTCATCGCCGCCGACATAGCGGCCTTCATACAGCACATAACGGCGCGTGGAATAGGGGCGCCCCATCATCGAACCAGCCGCACGCCGGCACCAGATCGGCTCACCGGCCGCCTCCGATGCCCGCCGGAAATACACATAGGTGAAGTCGGGCAGGTGCAGCAGCAGCTTGTCATCATCAAGCTCTACAACGCTCTCCAACTCCAATTCGGCGGATTGCGCTTCGGTCAGCAGCGATAGCGCATCCTCCACTTGCCGCGTGCTGATTTTCACCGTGCCCCCGCCAGTGGCCAGATGCACGCCAAGCGCCTCATTCTTGCCGCCGCCCACGAAGGCCACGGTTTGCACGAAATAGGCGATGGCATCACGCCCCACTGCGCCGCGCTCAACGGAGGCAGACGGGATGTTGGCAAACGGGAAGCCCACGCCGCCCACGTTCTTGAACACCTGCAACGTGAACCGCCCAAACGTCAGCAGTTCGCCGCGCAGCCGCGCCAAACCAATCACAGGGTCAGGGTCAAGTTCCGCAGAGCCGTAGCGCAGCGGCCCCCACAGAAACGGGTTGCCAAGCGTGCTGGCCACAATGAACGTGCCATCGGTGGACAGCCAATAGCCGCCAAGGAACACCACATCGCGCGAGACGCCCAAATCTTCGTCAGTCACTTGGGTAAGCGTGGCGCCATCCCAGTAATACAACGCGCCGTCGCTACAGATGGCCAGCCGGTCAAAGCTGTTATCCAGCACCACCGGCCTATCATCATTGCCAATCTGGCCAAGCACCGTGACAGTGCCATCCGCTGCAACCGTGCAAAGATTGCTGCCAAGCACACGGTAATGCACGCCTTCCCAAACCAGCCCGCCACGGTCACGCTCACCCGGCAGCCCCGCGCCGAGCTGGACAATGCCAGGCGCCATGCGCAGCGATATTTTAGACAAGCCCACGTCCAAAATAATCGGATCGCGATTGATTGGCAGCGACGCGCCAAGTTCGCCGCTCTGTGTGGCAAACGTGCCTTGCAGGAAATTGACCTGCACCATTTAGAACAGCCCCGGATTTTGCGCCCGGAATTGCCGCGCAAAGTCGTTCATGCGGTCAACGCCGCCGTCACCCGCAAAGCTGCGGCTTACCTCGGTCTGGTAATAGCGCTCCATGTATTGCAGCCACAGCGTGTTGTTCCACAGAGTTTGCAGCCCCGGAATGGCCTTCACCGCGCAATAGTTTAACATCATCGTGCTGGCCCAATTGTGGCGGTAACGCACATCAAAATTCTCGGCAGTCGTCCACGCCGGCACGAGGTCGCCAGTCGTCTGGTTGCCGCCCGTCCACTCACCCTGCCCCAGCAGCGTATCGTAAACCGTGCCCGGCCACTCGGCTTGGTCTCCCGTCGTGATTGGCCGGATTTGGATATCATCGGCGAACACCTGCTTGGACGTGGTAGCGCTGGCCAGCGCGTCCACCAGCCGCGCGTTGCCCGTCACCAGCGCGGCAATGGCAAGCGCCATCTTGCGGCCCGTGCTGGTGTTACCCATGCCCACCGTGCCGCTGTTGTTCACGCCGGTCTCGATATGGCGCGCAAGGAAGATGCCATACTGCGTCATGGCTTCCACCAGAAACGCCTTCTGATCGCTCGTCAGCGCAGACATGCACAGCAGCAGGGCGATGTTTCCAGTCAGCAGCGTGGCTTCGCGGCCATAGTTGGTCATCTGCGACGGCGCAGCAAGGTTGCGCGATGTGCCGTAGTTGAGGTGGCTTACCTGCTGCCATTGCAGGATTTGGTTATACAGCGCCACAGCAGACGGCAGCGTCACACCCGTTGGCGTGGCGATGTTGGGCAGCATGGAAATATCCGGCTGGAACACGCCGGCGCTGTTGCGGCTGACAATCCACGCGGTTGACGGCGTAGTGAGCGACACGCCGTTCTGGCGCGGCATGAAATACAGGTTGGTCGTGTCCGGCGGCACGTCAAAGCTAAACGCTGCGGCGCGCGTCTGATTGTTGCGGCCCGATTGCGTGGCGCCGCCTTCAAAATTGACCGTGCTGTTGGACACGTATTTCACCAGCGTGCCACTTGTCAGCGCCAGCGGCGTTCCGGTGCGGCCAGGGTCAACGTTGAAGCTATCCTGATAGCTGACATGATAGCCGCTGGGGTCTTGATAGAAGTCATACCCCTGCAACGCGCCATCGCCCTGCGGCGTGGGGTTCGTGCCAATCTTGGCTACGCTGCTGGGGTTATGCTCCGCCCCGCTATCCCAGCCCAAGCCGGCATTGCCCGCCGCATCGCGGAACGGGCGATTGCGCTGCACCGATGGCGGATCAATCGTGAAATTAGCCGGCGTGGTGTTGTCAATCCACAGATAGCCGTTGGCGAACTGGCCACCCGTGCGCGCGCTGGCAAAGTTGAGCGTGATGTTGTTGCTCGTGAACGCCGTGCGGCTGGTGGGCGCCGGATTGCCCAACGTAAACGCCGCGTTGCGCCACAGCGCGCCGGGGCTGTAGGTGCCATTGACGCGCGGGATAGCAAACGCACCAGCCGCGCCACGGTTGGCGATGGCGCCCGACTGCCAATTGGTGGACGTGTCATGGATAAACACGTCCGGCGTCAGCGTGCCAATGCCCGTCACCACTGTGCCCGTTGCAGGGTCAAGCACGCCCATGCCAAACTTGGCGCGCTCCGCTGGGTCATCAAAGTTCACCAGCCCAAAGTCAGCAATCGTGCCCACCTTGAGCCAGAAATACCCCACCGACATGTCAGGCACGCTGGCATTGCTGACACCGAACAACTCTAGGTTGCCGTAGCGCACCGGCGCAACAGCCGCGATGCCAGCGCCCCATGCGTTAGTGTCAGGGTCGCGCACGCCGTTCACCCAGATACGGCAGCGGTCAGCAACCGTGGTGCGCCCGCCCGCGCTGGGGCCGGTGACTTGCGCGAAAATCTCCACCGTCTGCCCAACCGAAAGCGGCTGCGTCCATGCACGATACGCGGTGTTTGACGTGAGCGACACAAACACGCGGCGCGTGGACGTATCCACCGACACGATAAAGCCAATGTCATTGGACAGGCCCACCGAGTGCAGCACGAAGATGCGGCGGTTGTTGACCGGGAAGTCCTCCATGCGAATTTGCATGGCAAACAAGCCCTGTTCGATCGCAGCCGGTGGCGTCCAGCTTGTCGGGCCATTGCTGCGACCGCTAGCGCCAGTGTCCACAATCGAAAACACCTGTTGCGGCGTGATCGAGAACGGGCCAAGCGTCGCCGTATTGTCCGCCGCGTCGGTGACGGTCAACTCAAGCCCCGTCATTGCGGTCAATTCCACCGCGCTTGGGCTGGCAATCTCGCCGTTGTCATTGTCAACCGTGAAGTCACCGTTCAACACGCCCGCAGACAGGTTGACCACGTAAGGCGGCGTGCCACCCGTGATGGTCGGCTCAAAGTCATACGCCGTGAACTGCCGCACCGTGCTTGCCGGCGTGCCGGTGATCGACAGCGTGCTTGCTGCCGTCACGTTGACGTTGAGCGCAGTTTCACGCGGGCTGTTGGTGGCGCCGGCCAGCATCTCGCGCAGCGTAAAGCTGTTGTTGGCAACCGTTGTTGGCGTGCCTGTGATCGTGCGCGCCGCACTGTTCAGCGTCATGCCCGTAGGCAGCGCGCCCGCCGTGACGGTCAACGTGCTGCCACCCGTCGCGCCCAAGATATTGATCGTGGCGGCCACGTTTTGCGTCACATTGTCCGGCGACAGCGACAGCGCGCCCAGCGTCAACGGCGGCGGCGGAAATCCGCCCGTGCTGCCGTTCATGGCGCCAAAGCCAAACCGGAAACTCATGCCACCACCACCTTGAACGGCGTCGACTTGGGCACACCAAGCGCGCCATCGTTCCATTCCGTCACAACCGGGCGCTCCGTTGTCCCTGCACCAGCCGGCGAATTGCGGTTCAGATACCAGGTCGTCACCATGACGCCCAGCGTGCCCCCTTGCGTCACGCTCGACAGCGAGTAGCGGCCCTGCACGTTGTCGCATAGCGTCAGCAGGCTATCATCCAGCGTGCCCACAATCTTGGCTTGCCATGCCACGCCAGCCGTCGCGGTATAGTCATCCAGCGTCAGCACTTGCGCCGTTGGCGTGCGCGGCTGACCCTGAAAGAACGGCTGCCACGTGGACAGCCACCGCCCACCCGCGCCGCGCGCAGTTGTATTCGGATAGCGCACCGTCGGCACAACGACGTTTTTGCGCATCGCTACCAGCGCTTGCATCCCGCGAAAGCGGGTCTCTGCGCTTGCCGTCTTGCCCATCGTGGGCATGATATCCACCGCCAGCAGCTTCACCACCGCGCCAATGGCTTCATCAGGGATGCCCGCCGGATCGTCTAGGCTGCCCTGCCCAAAGCTATCGGGATAGTTGTAGCCAAGCGGCACATTGGGCTCAAACTCGCGCATCAGCGCATCCAAGCGCCGCAGCCCGGTAAAGAACTCCTCCGGCGTCCGGTCAAACTCATAACCGGCCAGCGAGCATTCTTCATACGCCATATCGACAATGGCGCGCTTGCTGGCCGTGGAGACCGGCGCCCAGCCCATCACGCCACCTTGCGCGGGCGGCCACGGCGCGGCGCGGGCGCTTCGTCATCAGCCGGCGCAGCATCGTCGGCATCCAGCACCATGGCAGACGTCAGCCAGCCATCATCAAACGCCGCCGCTTCCTGTCCAGCGTCATGCACCAGCAGGCTATCCAGCTTGCGGCCTTCCCACTCAAACGCGCTGCCCATCTTGAACAGCATCTTGGGAAATTCGTTCGTCATACGCCGCCCACCCCTGCAATCACATGCAGCGAGGCCGTGCCCGAAGCCGTGGCAGCCCGCAGCGTGCGCGCTTCGCTGTTGACGCCAATGTAGATGATACCCTGCACACCAGCAAGCAGCCGCATATCAGCAGCGCCCGGCGCCGTGGTGTCTGCCGTATTGGCGATACGGATAAAAACCGGGTCAGGCCCGGCGTTGCTCACCATCAGCGCGTTGCACTGCGAAGCGCTGTAGGGCTGCAACGCAAGCGGCGTCGGCGTTGTGGTGGCGGAAATAAGGGCGCCAGACCCAAAGTCCGGCGAAAAGGCACGAAGCAGCATAGCGCCTCCTGTGAAGCGGGGGCCAGCCGAAGCCAGCCCCCAGCCCCATTACTGGTTGAACAGGAAGATGCCGGCCATCTGCGGATTGAGGTTCACCACCCCAAAGCGCACAGACAGGCGGAACGTGGTGTTCAGCGTGCCAATATCGGCCTGCTGGAACATCGCCATCCCATACCCGTTCTCGGTCGTGCCACGCGCCACCAGAATGCCGCTATCAGGCGGCACAATCAACGGCGTGGGCAGCACTTCGTAGGCATCGCCCTGCCAGAACGGCGACACAAGGCCGGTCTGCGTGTTCAGGAACGTGATGGCAGCACCGTTGGCCGGCGCCGCAGTGCAGTTGCGATACTGCGTTTCGGCATACGTCGGCGAGCTGTCAGCCGAGATGATCGGCGGGGTGATTTCCACCGTGCCAGAGCCGCCGCCGCCGGTCACAATGCGGGTGACACGGAACGTGCGAAGCTGCCCCGTATCTTCCTTCGTGATGGCGTGCACCGCATTGACGCCCGCAATGGTGAACGCATCGCCCACGCGCACCGTGCCAGACGCCACCGTAATGGTGATGACCTGGAAACGGTTGTCCACGTTCTGCGGACCGCCAGCGGTGTTGTTCACCGCCACCGGCACATAGCGCTGGTTGGCGCCATTGATGGTGACGCCGGTTGCACCAGCGGCCAGCATACGGAAACCATAGTCAGCCTTGGCAGTGTCAAAGCCTGCCACCGGGCCGAGATACGCCTTTTCATAGGCGGTCGCAGCCTTCTGCAAACCCGACGTCTGCGGACGGCCAAGCTGGCCAGCCATCGCGTTGTAGTGCGGCGACACCAGCATGGCCTTGCGATCATCCATCGGCACGCCCTGTGCGTTCATCACGTCATCAGCCGCCGCCAGATCGTCAAAGCCGGTGGGGGCAACCGTGCGGCGCACGACCAGCGAGCCGGTCAGGGCCATCAGGTTGGACACCGCAACGTTGACCTGACTGGCCAGCTTCTGCTTGGCGCCCTGCATGATACGCGTGACCTGCTGACTGTCGCGCAGTTCATTGGCGTTCAGGCGGAACGTGGTGTTTTCGATGATGTTGATCGGCGCCGGCACCGAAAGCTGCGTCACACCCGCACCAGCGGCCAGCGAGGCGGAAATATCCAGCCCCTGCACAGACGGCATGATGTAGGGCTGCGGACGCCAGATAACGTCAGCAGAACGTTCAGCGGTGACAGCATCGACCTTGTAGGTCTTGGCGTGCTTGGACGCCACGAGGCCATCTTCAAAGCCGCCAAGCAGCTCCTCGAAGGCAACGGTTACTTCTTTGTTGAAATTGGCCATGGTGAAGGCTCCCTATGACTAACGGTTACGTAAAACGCGCTATTTGCCAATCTGGCGGCGATACGCGGCAACCGCCGTAAAATCGCCCGTCTTGGCCGCTTGCGCGCGCAGTTGCTCCAGACGCTTGTCAGCCGCGCCGCCGCTCACAGAGGCAGTGCCACCCGCTACGCGCCGTTCCGGTTGTGGTGCTTTCCGCATGTTGTTCACCTTGATTGCACTTTCCAACCGGGCCACATACGCACCCAGCAGCGCCGGATCGTTGATGGCCGCGACTTCTTCCAGCTTCGCAGGATACCGCGCCAGCACAGCCATGACGTGGTTTGGCTTTTCAGCCGCACGCACAACCGCCAACTGGTGCGCAACACTCAACTTGGACGCGACCACCGCCTCAACTTCATCGCCATCAATGCCGGGCAGATTTGCCCAGCCGCCCTGATAGCGCTTCAAATCGGCTTCGATCTTGGCCTTGAACGCTTCCTGCGCCTCTGCGGCCTTGGCTTTGGCGGCTTCATAATCCGCCTCGGCTTTCAGCCACTCTTTCATGCGCCGCTTGTATAGGTCGTCATCCCAACCGCAACTTTCGGGCGTGGGTTCATCACCCGGCGGCGGGACTTCTTCCTGCACCGGCGCAGCGCTTCCAGCCTTCATGCGCGCAATCTCGCGCGCTTGAGCCTTCGTCACTTCACGCAGATGACGGACAAGCGACCGTTCATCAGGGGCATCCGCCGGCTCCGCACCCTCCAAGACCAACTCAACCGGCTCGTCATCCGCATCCAGGCCTTCACTGGTAGCGGCGCCAGCATCCACCGCATCCAGCGGCAGAGCGCCATCATCATCCCCCGCATCAAGCGGCGTCAGATCAAGCGTTACGTCGTCATCTTTGGGCAGTGTCGCCATCAATCACCCCATCTACACGGCATTAAGGCAGCCGGCGCCACGCACTTTATGCCACACACACTAAACATTGGCAACGGGCGCCACCTGTTGGCCCGCCGTCGCAACCTTGATACCAGCATCAACCGCCGTCGCTTCCGCGTCCGTCAGTGCCTTGACCGCCTGTGCATCCTTCAATTCCGCATCGAACGGCAGCAACTCAACTTCCGCAGCCGTCTTGCGGGCGCGCGCCTCGTTCAGCATCGCCTGCGACTGCGCCAACATGGCCTGTGCTTCGGCCAGCAGTTGCGACGGATCAGGCTTGGCCGCTTCCTGCTGCTTGGCAAGCTGTTGCGCTTCCTCCTCCGTCGGCTCCACCAGCCCCATGACGACAGCCTTGGCGCGCACCCACTTTTTCAGGTCGCCAATGCCCTCGCCGTCCATGTTGAGAACAGCCGTCATCAGGAACGCATTGCCAAGCTCTTGATTGCCCATCGCGGCAGCCTGCTGCGCACCCATCATGCTTGCCCGCACGGTCTTGTCCCGCCGCGTTGCCGTCGCTTCCGTCACGTCAGCAATCACGGCGTAGCGCCCGCGCGTCACATCATTGCGCACCTTCGACACGCCATCCTTGTCGGTCTGCTGCTGCAACAGCTTGACCATCTCATGACGGTTGTCGTCGTCCATGGTTTCAACAGTGCGGCCCTTCTCGAAATAGACCGCGCTGGCCATCGCCTGATAAATCTCGCCTTCGCGCTGCACGGACTGGCGCATGTTATCCATGTAGGTTTCGGAGCGCTCATCCACTCGCGTGGCGGCAATCTCCATGGCTTCCGCAGACACGTTGGCACGCACCTGGTCCGCGTTGTTGTCCATGCCGGTCAATTCGGCAATATCAGCGCCCATGACCTGCAACAGCCCAGCCACCACGGGCGGCACGTCAGGCGGCTTGATATACGCAATCGGGCCTTGCGGAACCGGCGTGCCATCCGGCGCGATGATCGGATTGACCAGCGCATACGGATGCCGCTCAACGTTCATGTTGGCCCAATGGCTTTCCAGCCCCTGCACCTGTTCCGGCGTGAAGATCGGCACTTCACGCGGCGCAAGCGCATTGGTTTCCACCAGCTTGGAAATAGCAGCGTTGTAAACCCGGTTGGGGTCCATCGCCAGTTGCACATGGCCGCGCCAGCGCTCTTGGTTGTCCACAAAGAAGCGATGCCCATAGACCGGCACCACGGGTATCTTGTCGCCCGCAACGTAGCGTTCCGCATCGCTGGCGTCATCATCCAGCACCTCGGCGCCGCTCATCAGGTATTTCTTGACGCGCTGGCGCTTCACACGGCGGCGGCGCTCGATACGCCAGCCCATCGCCTCGCGCAGCCGCAGTGTCTCTTCATCCATGTCAGACAGCCACGCCCGTTCCGGCACAGTGTCTTTCATGATGAGCGGCGGCGTCATCACCAGCAGCGTATCCGACACCTCGCAGCGCAGGTAATATTCACCAATGTAGCAGATGTCCGGCGAGAACCAGTCATACACCGGGCGCCATAGCCCATCGGGCCACGACGACACCTTGTCGCCAAACTCCTTCTCGAACGCCGACCGTGTGTAGCCCGTCAGGACAAGGCACCATTCCGCATCGGCCTTGTCATAGAGCTTGCTGTTCAGGTCAAAGAACACGCGCTGATCAGCATCAACGATGACCTCACCCGGATTGACACGCTGTGTGTCATCCTTGGGGTCCGTCGCATCGCTCCATTCCGTCCGCAGCCGATACGCGCCGAAGCCGCCCGCCGCCGCTTCCATGAACGCATTGTCGCGCGCTTGCCGGCTCTTGAAATGATACGCGTCCGCCCGGTGCAGCCCGGCCAGCAGGTCAGCATCAGCCTCCGACGCTTCGCCACCAACGGCACGATACGAGACCGTAACGCGATTGGCGCGATAGTCGTTCAGGATTTTCTCAAGACCGCGCGCCGCCTTGTTAATCTCGACACGAACCGTATTCTCGAACGTCGCCTGCCATTGCGGGTCCTCCCACATGGCGCCGG